CTGTACCCGGAACGTGGCCTGTATGCCCTCCGGTGTGACGTGGAACTCCCCGCCGTCTATGCGGTGATAGTCGTAGAACACTCCGCTGTTGTTATGCTCTTGTGTTTTTTGTAGTGCCATTATTTGCTCCTTTAATTCCCAAAGTAAGGGACCATTGCCAAGTGCATGATCGAACCTATGGTAGTGGAATTGTTTTGTCTGATTGTTTTCAGAAGCTCCCAGTTCACATGGTCTGCAGCTGTTGTTTGTAAACCGTATATTTCATATTTATTCGGGCTTCCGGTAACAAGCCTGATCATCTGGATTCCGTGAGCGCCAAAGAATCCCATTGCACTTGTTTCTATTCCGTTTGTTACGGAAGAATAATTCCACGCCCTATTTATCCAGTTGTATACAGTGGCTTCTGTTTCTGTTGTCCAGAACATAGTCACATTTAATTGCGCCCTACCCGCCTGAATTATGATGTCCTCTGATTTAGTATATCCTGGTTTGTAAGCTCCCGTTATTTTATTTAACGAATTGTGCCCAGCACCGTGGCCTATTGCCGTGATGTAGTTAAAAGAGCTTGAAGCATAACCGCCGGAATATGCGCCGATGCCTACATTTCTATAACCAAAAGACCCATAGAGCGAATAATGCCCAACACCAACAGTGTCATATTGAGTTGTTGATCCCGTCACATTGCTTCCAGAAAAACCCCCAAGAAGAACATTGTTTGCTCCTGTTGTTAAGCTCTCTCCAGCTTCAAATCCTATTGCCACATTGTAGTTCCCCGTAAAACTCCTAACCGCTTCCGCAATCACAATACTCCCGGTCGTCGGATGCCCCGGCATGATGATCTGCTCGTCCACTTTCAAATCACCATTCACCCGCAGTTTGTAGCCCTGCGGGTCGGAGGTGCCGATTGCGACGTTGCCGGTGGAGTCGATGAGCATGGCAGTTGTACCGTCGACTCTAAAAATATGACCTATTTTCGTATCGTATATAAGCATGCCGTTTGCCGACATGGCTGAAATGTAATTAACACCAGCCCTTGAAAATGCGATTAGGTTGCCAGTATTACCTATCTGAACTCTACCAACAGAACCAGATACAACAAACTTTGATGACAACCCAATGCCTGAAGGATTGCCGGTTATTGTTGTGTCATCCGTCCCAATCCCGACGTTGCCGGTGGAGGTGATGCGCATGGCAGTTGATTCAGCGCCGCTATTTGTTACGTTTATTTTTAAACCGCCAGAGTTATCTGCGCCGTCTCTGAAACCGTATATTACAGCGGCTAAATTATCAACGTTCGCATTATCTCTTATTACAAAGGCGAGGCCCGAAGAAAAACCATCAACCATGTTTGATGTGGTACTGTGTACTAGTCTTGCCACAGCTCTGTCTGAGTCTGTAACAGACGTAACTCTCTCTAGTCTAGCTGTATCAGTAAAATCGACGGCAGAGATGTGTAAACGTCCAGAAGGACTCGGCGTCCCAATCCCGACCCCCGTACTATTCACCGTCACCCGATCCGTCCCCCCCGTCTGTATCCTGACCTCGGAGGCGTGGTTGATGATGCCGTAGGTGGCATCTGTGTGGGTGGTTAGTTCCAGCGGGGTGGTGAGTCCTGTTGTGATGTCACCAGCTTGGGAAACTTGGATTGTACCTTTGGTGCGGGTGATGTCTGTGCTGACAAAAAAGCTGGTCAGGGCAAGGGATAAATTCCCGGACTCAAACTTCATGAAAACATCGTCATTCCCAACATAGAAATAATCACTTGTGGATGCGTATCTGTAAGTGCTTCCAGTCCCTGCTTCGTTTAGGAAAAGCCCTCTACCCTGGAATCCGTTGGGAAGTGCGGTTCCAATAGTCCCCAGTCTGACATAGACCTCAGAGGGGTCCGATCCATTCACTATTTTGATGGCCGCATCCTGAACAATCCAGTCGCCAGCAACCAGTTCCACGTCACCGTCAAAGGCCAGGGAATCCTCAGCTTTTACCCAGAAGCCCCGGGAGTCAGAGCCCCAATTACCAGAGCCGTCCCGCTTTGGAAGTCCTCCCAGATAACCCATGGCCACAACTTCATTGCCGTCAAATATTATGGAATTCCTGAGCTTCTCTTCGTTCAGTTCAATCCTATTGGCCCCAGTGCCTGAAGAGAGCTTCCTGGGTGCAATAACCCAGCCACCAATGGTGCCCTTCTGGAAAGCAGCAGTCCCATCTGACTGAATCTGGAATCCGTTGGTTCCATCGTAGCCCTGTGACTGAATGAACCCGCCAGGTTTGATGGTGATCTCCTGGGCAAAAAGATCATCCACATCAATCTTGATGGCCGTGATACTCCTGGATGCCAGCTGTGCTGAAACTATTGGCGCAGTGGTAGCGCTCTTGACTGAGCTCCAGTCAGAGACTGCATCAAGCCTTGTCCTTTGCCTTGCCCTGTACTGCAATTCCCTTCCCACTATGTCCACGCCGTCAAGAACGTATGGAATGTTCTGGTGCTGGTATGTGGAGCTGTAGGAAGCTGTCACTGCGTTCAGTGTGCCCTTCCAGTCCAGCCCATCATTCCGGAGTGAATACCAGTCGGTTCCATTCTCTGAAACCTGGATCTCGTAATAGGCCAGATTTGTCAGTCCTTCCTGGGGAGTGACATTGATAAGTATGATGTCATTCTTGGGGTTTGCGCTGATGGTCGGGGTTGCCGGGGCTGTTGTCCCTTCGTCAGAATCAAAGCCTGTGACAATCTGGTCTTTGGTGGGGTACTGGGAAATGGGAACCCTGGGGGGCTGTTGAACAATCACCTGGTTCAGTGAACCTGTCACAGTGTAGGCGCTCATCTGTTCTACCAGATATTTGGATACTCCTGGATTGTTCTCTGTCTCCACCTTGCTGATGATTCTTCCGTACACGTCCAGCCCCAGCCCGGAGTTCTGGACCCTGACAATGACCCCCACTGCATAGTCGCTGAAGCTCTCAATCTGATACTGGTATTTATTTGCCTGGTAGTAGAAATACAGGTGCTTTGCCAGGTCCTCTGCCTGGTCTTCCGTGGTCAAATATGTAGACCTGTGCCGGAGGGTTTTTTCAGTTGTCCCGCCGTCCCAGGTAACGGCACCGGCGCCGCTTTTTATGATCGCCGTTGCCCTGACCCTGAGCTTTGTGATCTGCTGTGATACTCCAGAAGTATTCAGGAAACACAGGTCTGCCTGTTTGTCTTCGTAAGTCTGCCGAACAATAGAAATCCCAGCAGGAAGCCCGAACTCCCCGGAGTGATCAGAGGTAGAAAGAATCTCACCATCAGGGAAAGCAAACTTGCTGAAGACTGAGGTTGATCCGTCTGAGCCCTTGGGGTAATACTGGCCCGGAAGCAAAGTGATATATGCAGCATAGACAGCTGTCCCACCGGTGGTGTCTTCAAAGACAATCTGGTCTTCCATGGTCTGTGTCAGAGAATACTCAACGTCAATGGAATCGTACTGCTCTTCCCTGCGCTGGAGCTGGTTCTTGCTGTAAATATTGGAATCATTGAATACGTTGGATGTCGTTACTGAATCCACAGTGATCTTGAATAGTTCAATCCCGCCAGAAGCAGTGCAGAAATAGACGTGCTTGAAATCGAACAAGAGGTCATTCAAGACCCGCTCAAAACTCTTCTTTTCACTGGCCTGGATGCTGAAGAACTCCACCTGGTCTGTGACAGTGGTCACCGGGTATTCAGCCGATCCAAAGCCAGCCATGTCCAGCAGGTGTTCCACAATGTAGGTCACTGTTTGGTTTGTCAGGTAGACATTCTGGTTGATGGTATTTTTCAGGATGTAGGAATTGTCCACCGCTTCCAGATCCAGGGAATTACGGTCCCGGGTTTTCATCTTCAGGCTGTGGGTGTCTCTCAAGAATCCCCGGAAGTATGGGGCTGAATTCTTTGTGACGTTTATCAGGATGTCCTGCTCACTGGCCAGGATTTTATTCAGGAGTGTGCTGTCTGATTTGATCTGGAACTTCAGGGAATTGACGGTTGACTTCAGGCCCTTGTGGAGTAGGTCAGTTTTGGAAATTGAACCCCGGATGATGTCATAGGCCGGGACAGTTTCCCATCCGGAGCCCAGTCCAAAGTCTAGCTGGAAAACGTAAGTATTCATGTAGAACCCCTGGAATGAAAATGGGGAGAGTTTTGACACTCTCCCCTATATAGTCCCGGTTCAGTATCCAAGGGCCTCAGCTCTCTCCAGGGTGTCCCTGAGCCTGATGGCAAGCTCTTGGAATCCGTTGTCTCCTGTGATAACATCGGTGTTCACTGTCACATAGAAGTTCTTTGTCTGGGCGCCGGAGTACTGAGCCCCGGCGCCAGTGGTCCCGCCTTCAGTTCCCCCCACTCCTTCCATGCCCCCGGCTCTGTAGAGGTCTGCTGTGCTGATTTCATCAAGGTACAACTCCCCATTCTGGTTCACTCTTTGAAGCCTTTTGATGTCCACAAAGGGGATCTGGTTCAGTGCTTTGATCACTGCGTTCATCCCGTCGATAAAGAAGTTGGAAATCTGAGTGATCAGCCAGATGATTCCATTTGCGAATGGCAGAATTGCTTTGTTGTACAGAAAGACCAGACCTTCAATGAGAGGCTGGAGAACTGCCCCCAAGGCCTTGAATACTGGAGCCAGGACAGCCCCCAGGGTCTGTCCGATAATCCGCAAGAAGCCCACAAAGGGCGCCAGGATTTCACTCACAAGTGGACTGATGATTTCAAAGAAACTCATAAAAATTGTATTAACAGGATCAAGAATTTCCTTCATTCCCTTGATGGAAAGAATCAGCTCTGCGATGGCTGTAATTGGATCAACTGCTGTGAACATTCCTGACAGGGCTGAACCTATCCCGGAAGGTGCCTCTTGATCTCCGGGTTGCGATTTATCAACCAGCTTATCTGAAGTCTCCATCTGCTCTGTCTGTTTGGCGAACTCATTTTTCAGATCTTCAATAGTCAGGGCAACTTCCTCAAAGGGTTTCACAATCTTTTCAGCCGCTTCCTCAATATCTATGGAATTGTCATAGAGCGCATTTGTCAGAGTTTCCAGGCCATCAAGGAATTGAGGTTCTGATATTGTGCCACGGTTGTCCCTGAACAACTGAACAAATTCCCGGAGGTGGTTTTCACTCAATTGCTGGGTGTCCAGATTCCTCCTCAGAAGTTGCCGCTGTTGCTCTGCCTGGGTTAGTTCGTCATTACCCAGTATTTCCCGGCGCTGGTTCTCCAGTCTTGCCAGTTCAATGAATTCCTGGAATGAAGCGTTTGCCTCTTCTGCCTGCCTTCTTGCCTGAACTTCCGGCTCTGACTGTCGCTCCGCCGCCGCTCCCCTTATCAGGGTAATTGCCTGCTGTTCAAGTCTGTCGATTGATCTCAGGAGTGCATCAGTTGAACCTGTGTTGTCATATCCCCGGTACCTTTCAAGAGCTTCACGGCGCTGGGGGATGGCCATCAGTAGGGCCTGGGCCTCTTCTAGGGTGCTGGGCCTTGTTCCTGAATTGATTGCCTGGTTTGCGTCAAAGTTTGACCGATTCACCCTTATTGATCTGTTGGCTTCATTAACCACATCGGTGAGCCATTCAAGGAATGGATTCAAGCTCTGCTGTAGGCTCTCCCCTATGGTTTCTTCCAGCCCGTCCCAGGCGTTGGAAAGGTTTGTCATGATCTGGGTGCTGGAGCCCTCCAGGGAATCCAGAAAGTCACTGTACTGGCCAGCAACAATTTCAACAGCTTCGCCGTTCTGGAGCTGTTCCCGGGAAAGACCCCGGACAGCGGGAATCAGTTCAGCCAGTTCTCCGGCGGTTCCTCCAAAGGTTTTGTTCAGCTGGTTCACCACTGAATCCAATTGCTGGCCTGTGGCGTTGCTCACTGAGATAGAAGCTTCCAGGATTCTCTGGGTCTGCTCTGCGCTCCTCCCGGAAGAAACCAGACGCCCCACCAAAGACTGTAAATCTGTGGCCGCCGTGGTTGTCAGCCTGGAAAGGTCTCCAACAACCTCGTTCATGTCCTGGACATCAATCCGGGCGCTTTGCAATGCCCTGGTGTAGCGGATCACAGATTGTTCATTGGCCAGAAATGTTTCCCGGGCTTTGTTCCCGAAGTCCACAAGGCCCTTCACCGCCAGGCCGATTCCAGCAACCAGACCAGCAGGGGAAAGCATTGTTTGGGCAATGCTTGTCAGTGCGTTGACCCCAGTCTGCCCAGCCAGGCCGAATCCCTTTGAAAGGTCTCCCAGGCCCTGCTTAGCACTGGCAATTCCTGCCTTTGTTTTATCGTCTGCACTGATGGTGTATTTCACATTTGGATTAGCCATTGTTTTCCCCTCTCACCTCTATAGTCACTTTTTGATCTGCTCATTCTGGTGCTGGATAAACTCTCTCCTGAGCACCCGGAAGACGGCCATGGTGATAGCTCCTTGCTGAAGGATTTTCCCGGGATAGGGTAGGTGGTGAATGTAGCAATGCTTGGGGTGATTGCAGTCTAAGAACAGGTGGATCAAGGGCAGGAACTCCCGCCCATCTTCCAGAATTTCTGGGTCAAGAAAGTGGCCCCGGAAAATGTCATAGGCTATTTGCTGGAGCCTTTTTTCCCGCTCCTTCGCAACAAAAAATAGAGTACCTCCCGGGCGTACTGATCCAGGACCTTTGTCATGAGTCCTGTCTTGCTCCTGATCAGTCCAACCACTTCCTCCGGGCTCAGGTCCTTTCCTTCATCATCAACCAGGTTGTGCTCCTGGATCACTGCAGGAAGGTTTTCAATGATCTTCTTTGTGGAGTAAAGCGTCTGCTGGTTCTTGTCTTCCAGGGCCTGGACTCCTGTCTGGAACTCCATGAATTCCAAGCCATCGGGCTCCTGAAGGATGACAAAGGCGTCACCGGGATTCTCTGCCCCCAGTTCCGTCCCGATTTCAATTCTGGTTTTGATTATGAATTTCTTTTCTTTTGAAATCTTGAATGCCACGGTTTTGCCTCCTGTGGAAATAGGCCCCCGGAATCCCCGGGGGCTCATGGTTTATACAAACGATTTTTCGTCCTCGTCATCCCGGACAGTTACCGTGATGGCTTCCACGGATGAAGTCTCCAGGGCAGTACCTGCCAACTGAATCATGATCTTGTCCTTGCCTCCCACGTTGGCAGTGGCATCATCAATCACCACGTTGGGAAGCTCAACGGTGAACTGATATTTTTCATCAGTCTCGATCTCTTCCGGGCTTTCAAAGGTGAGTACAATGGCCGCCGTGGCGCCGTCTGTCTTGTACTTGTTTTCCCGGACAGTGTTGGAAGCGCTGTTGTAATAGGCATCCAGGTTGATCTTCACCATGCGTTCAGCGTGTTCCGCCTCTTCCCGGAAGTACCCGCTCCCCAGGGTCTGATCTCCCTCTGTCATCTGGTTGTCGATGGTCAGAGAAACAGAAGTCACCTGAGCGAACTCAACGGTATCAATGGTTAGGCTACCATTCACAAAGCGGAAAGCCTTCTTGCTGGGAATTGGCAGTGATGCCAGGGTTCCGGCCTCTTCCTCTCCTGACCCCAAAACTGAAGCAGTGGCCCTGATGTAGTCCCCGGCTTTGGCGTCCAGCTTCAGGCTGGAAATCTTACACCCGGGATAGCGGAATATTGCAGCCTTCCTATCCACCACAACACTGAAAGAAGGCCCGGAAGTGTCGGCGTCAATCAGGGTGAATTCATGCTCATAGACTCCGGTTGTCCCATAAAGCAGCGCGGGGTTTTCTTCGACCCCCATGGCAAGGTACAAGAGCTGTTTCAGGTTCTCTGGTTTAAGAATGACCTGAATGTCCCCTGCTACTGCGTAGCTCATGACGTCCATGGACTTCACTGTCTTCCCTGCCAGAAGGGTGTCTTCAGTGATCCGGTTCACAGTGTGCTTCAGGCTCTCACTCAGGAAAGCCAGCTGGTTTGTTGGCGTCACCCCTGTTCCGTATATGGTTTCTTTGCCGATCTGCAAAGAGCTTCCTGTTCCATTGTAGTAGTTCATATTTTAATCTCCTTTCACCTGTATAGTCTCATGTCTCATATATGGCTTCCAGCGTGAGCTCTGCGCCCTTCACGTCCTCCGATCCCTCTACTGCATGATAATACTCCACGGCCTGTACAGAGCTGTCAGAGACTGTTCCTGTCATGGTCGGGTCACCTTTCAGAATCTCCATGAAACAGGAAACCGTCCGCAAGACCTTCTTGAAAGAATCCTCCCGGGTATCGTTGCGGTAAATGAAGAACATGGAAATCTGGCTCCTGACTTCATGAGTTCCGTCCAGGGTGATTCCCTCCAGGGCGTCACCGTCCGGAAGGATGAAGACCATCAAGTCCCGGCGGTTTTTGTCAAGGTCAAAGTCATAGGCTTTCACCGTGGCCGCCGTGATGGTGGGAACTGTCAGAGTTCCACCAAAGAGCGCGGTCAGTTCAGTGGTGAATCCGGCGCCGGTGATGATCCCGGTGATAGCTGTCACAATTTCTTCAATCTTCATTTCTGCTTCTCCCAGATTTTCTGAATCTCTTTCTGAAGTGTGGACTCCAGGACTAGCCTTGACTCAGGGGAATTGAACCAGCCGTCAACTGCCTTGAAAAACCAGTCCCTGGGCTTGATCTCAACTTGCTTCTTTGTGATCCACTTGTCCCCAATCTTGAACCTCAAAAACCCTCCACCCTTTGCGCTGATGGTCCAGCCTTTTTCCAGGACTGCGGCCTTCATGAACTGCTTTGCTCCCCTGGGTCCGATGTATCCAAAAGTTCCTTTGCGGTTCACTCCGTACTTTATTGATTTGTAAAGCTCCCCGGTCCTTTTCCCTACCTTCCCCCGGTAGCTCTTCTTGGCCTGGGTCTGGCCCCTCTGGCCCAGGGTTCTCAGAATCTTCTTTGTGATCCTTTCAGAGTTTCTCCTGAGCCCCATTTCATTCAGTGATTTCAGGACTTCGGTGAAGTCTGCCGCCATTTCCTGGGAAGCCATATCAGTCCAGCCTGTGGACCCGGTACTTGGAAATGGGCTCCAGGTACTTCTGGTAGTTTGTGACCTGGACAAAGGTCCTGGTCCCTGAGTCTCCAAAGGTCTTGGAAGTGACCCCTATGTTCCCATCTGCCTCAGTGTAGAGCAGTGCCCCAAGCCGGAGGATGGTCATGCTGATTATTCCCGGAAGGGTGGAGTACCCGGCTGTATAGACCACTTTTATGTTGTAATCATCTTCAGTTTTTGCAGCAGGGAACTTTGTTTTCCCATCTGTCAGATACAGGAATTCCTCTTCCGTCCTGAAGGCCAGGGCCGTATCTCCTGGACCCAGCTCATCCATAGAGTCAAAGACCTTGACCCCATCAATCCAGAGCTCCTGGAGCTCCTGGACAGGTTTGGCGTTCAGCTGGAGAACTGCCGTCCCATCCCCCTGATAGAACTGGGTGAGGGCACCACTGCCGAACTCTGGGTAATATCCCAGGAACTCTTCCACAATGTTGATAGCCGTATCCAGGTAAATTTCCAGGAGGGTGTCTGATTCAACATTCACTCCCAGGTAGCTTTTCAGTGTCGCAACGTCTACCATCACAGATTCCTTATCACGGAGCCAGATCGCTCCAGGTTCATCACCAGGGCAATGTCCAACTCAGTCCGATCCCCTACATGAAAGCAGCCGCCTTCATAGACCCAGTTTTTTATGAACTTTACCTTGATCATCCTGTTCACCTGTGGCGCTGTGGCCTTCACCGTGATTTCTTGGGGCTCAGGTCTTTCAATCTCCAACCCCCGCTCTGCTGTCTCTCTTCGTCGTCCTCTTGCCATTTTTAGAACCTCCGTTTCCTGTATAGTCCCAGGGCATAAAAAAACCCCTCCCGGAGGCACAGGAGGGGCCAGGCGTTACCCTGTCAGGAGGCTGTCATCAGGAGCTGGCAGCAGTCTTCAGGCGCACAAAGGCATTGGCATCCACCACGTTTCCGGTGGTGAGTAAGTAGCCCTTGTATCCAACCTGGTTGGTGGCTGCGTACAGTTCAGCCAGGACCTGGATTTCAACCTGGTCCACGTCACAGATAGCGTAACCCATGGAAAAATCTCCCAGCACTGCCAGGTAGGAACCAGCGGTGAAGGTGTTGGGGGCCTGGTCGCTCAGGATCACAGGGCGCCCTAGCAGAAGGTCAGGTTCTCCAACACGGAAGGCTGGGGTAACCACATAGCGGTCATCACCATCTTTCAGCTTCTCAATGTAGCTGTAGACATCGGGGTGAAGAATCCAGACAGCGTTACGGTAGCCTGTGACCAACTTGTTCTTCATGTCAATCAGGTCCTCAACAGTGAAACCAGTGGTTGTTTCGCTGGTTACGTCCCTCCCAACAGGAACCGCAGTTGTGTCGTAAACGCCGTAGGGAGTGCCGTCATCGCCGTCTCCGGTAAGATAGGCCGCTTCCAGGGTCCGGGTCATGGAGCGCACCATTTCTGACCTGATCTCCTGTTCAATGGGGAAGGCTGCAATCTTGGCAATCTTCTTGTCCAGCTTCACAATGGAGTTCAGGGGCTGGGGCTTCAGGATCACAGATCCATAGGCCAGGGTGTCATCATCGGTGGGAGAATTGCCCCAGGTGGAAGCCCCACTGGCTGCGGTTCTCTTGGGAATGGTGATCCCTTCACTCCGGGTGATGGTGTAGCGCCGGGCTGCACCACGGATGAAGATAGCTTCGTCCAGGCTCTTGATCAGCTCAGAGCTGAAGGCTTTGGGGGCATAGACGTTTTCAGCATAGCTGATGTCACGTTTTTCCATCTTCAGGATGGAGCGGAATTCTTCCAGCTCGGAAGAAGCAGCCGGGGTGCCTTCAGCCAGGGGAACATTCACCATTCCCGCTTCAATCTGGGCCGCTCTCTGCTCCAGTTTGATGTCTTCGTTGATGGCTTCCACCTGGTCAATCATGCCCTGGTACAGGCCCCGCTCTTCGGTGCTGAGCTCTCTGGCTTCATCTTTGGCCTTGGCAACAATGGCTTTGGCATCAGCCAGGGCCTTGTCCCGCTTTTCAAACAAGTGTTTCATGACACTCTCCTTTCAGATTGATTTCTGGAGCATCTCCAGTTCTTTTTCCAAGTCTTGCAGGCTTGGCCCTGACCTCAATTCTTCATTCTTTTGGGGTTCCTCTTGGGTCTTGCCTCCGGGTGCTTCTTCAGCTGCCCTGGTGGTGTTCTCCTTCAGGAGTTCCCTCATTCGTTCTATATAGTCCTCCCGGCTCCGGACAGAAGCCGTGGTGTCTTCGTAGGCTGGCCAGACAACTCCAAAGGAAACTTCCAGAAGCCGGACTGAAACCAGCTCCCGGACAGTCTCTTCTTCCGTCTGCATCCATTTGTCCTCAACCGTCTGGAAACCAAAGGACAGTCCAGGGGCGTCCCCTCTCTTCACGTTCTCCCAGAGGTCCTGGGCGTAACTGGTGTTTCCCAGCGTTACCACTGCCCGGAGGCCGTCAGCTGAATCCTCAAGGCTCAGGGTGCTATTTTTCACCCTGCCAAGGATCATTCCGGAATCGTGAGATACCAGGGCTTTCACATCGTACCCATCAGCCAGGGACTTCCTGAATGCAGTGGGGTTGATGATTTCAATGAAGCCCCCCAGGTTGTGGCTTTTTTTTCCGTAGGGAATGAAGCCCACCAGCTGTTTGACTCCACCCTCTTCCCGGGTTTCCAGCTGTGCTTTTTTTAGGTCAATGAATTGTGTGATCCGGTTTTCTTTACCCATGGTTTTCCTCTCTCTCCTGTATAGTCCAGAATGTTCCCAACCAGGCATCAAAACTCCTGGGCTCATATCTTGCCGTACCACTGACAGGATAGACAGTAAGCTCAGAAAAGTAGATTCTGCCTTTGTGCAACAGGAAATCAACTCTGACATAATCAAAGCCAACCGCCAGGAGTTCTGATTTCTCCATGTGTTCAGCTTCTTGGAATGGTGCGTCACCCTGGGGCCTGCCGTTGATTTTTACATCAATCCAATTTCCTGCCCTGTCATAGAAAGTGATGTCTCTGACTTCTGGCTTTGGCGCTCCGCGGTGGTATCTGTAGACCTCCAGGGCCTGACAGGTTCCATCAAAGCAGTGAAATCTTAGGACATCAGGCCAGGGCTTCAGGAGTGGTTCAGAAACCAGTCTCTGTGGCCCCTGGGAATATCCCCATTCCCCCTTCTCAACCCCATAGTCTTCAGACATCCACCTGGAAATTTTTTGCTCTTTGTCTTCGTCAATCGGGCTGAAGACGTTACTCCCGCTGGCCCTGGTGACTTTCATCACAAAGTCTTGTCCTGGTTCTGGATCTGGAAGAATGTACTGATCTCCCAGGATTTTTCGGGCGTACTCCCTGGACTCAATCTTGTCACATGCCATGGCCAAAATGGGGCGCCTGTCGTTCCATTTACGCCACATAATTTTTTCACTGAATGTTTTCGGGTCCTGCATATTTGGAGCGTAACCATGGACCTCCTGAAAGTGATTCATGTTTTGCTTCAGGAAATATTCAGGGTCTTCATACAGTATCCACTCCCGGAACAATCTCTTGTAGAATTTTCCACCTGAAAGAAAGTCATCCCGGAGGTCCCCCTTAACATGCAGCACTTTGGTGGCATCATCTACAACTGGGTGGTCATAGTCAGCAGCATTGTAAACGTGAGAAGGGAGAAACTTCAGGGAAGCGCTGTGCAGATCCGGGTGCTCCAGGATATAACCCAGGGCTGTCTGGTTCATCCCTATGTATTTCTTTCGCCACTTCCTGTGAAAACTTTCATCAAAGAACATTTGGTCATTGATTTCTTTCCAGAGCTCAAAGAATTCCACCGAATACTGGGTAGGTCTGACAAAGACAACCCCTGCATTCAGACCACCGGCGCCGTTCAGTGTGTAAGCAACATCAAATTCATGGTCGAAAGCGTCTCTGATGTCCCCGCGGATCAGGATGTCACAGTCCATAAGGGCAACTGGTTCCTTTGCCTTCTTGATGTAATCGACCCAGAAAGCAAGTTTTTCTGTGTTGTCCTCACAAGCTACCCTGTGGCCCAGGGTCATTGTGTCTGGGCCTTTGATTCTCAGGACATCCACTTCCACATTTGGCATCTTTGCAGCACAGGATTTCAGGAATACATTCAGGAGCCTTGAATACTTCTTCTGGCCCGGCCTGTCAAAGACCACTGTGAAGATTCTCATGTCTTATTACTCCCCATTCCGGCGCCGGTGGTGAGCTCTTCAGCTGCCAGCTTGCTCTTGGCCATGTAGGCGTCCAGCACGTCTTTCCTCAGTGGCATCAGGTTGGCCGCAATGAAGCGCTGGCCTCCCACGTCTTCCGGGATCTGCTTCAGGTCTTCCATCCTGAGAATGTCATTCAGGGTGTAAATTCCGTTTGTGACTCCCCGGACATAGCCGTCCATCCTGGTCTTGTAATCCGTCCGGAGGAATCCGGCTGTGTTGTACCTGAAGTAGTACCTCCGGGCCTCTCCAGCTCCCAGAAGCCCCAGGCCCATGAATTGCTCAATCCGCATGAGGTAGGGCGTCAGGGTGTACTGGAGAAAGAACTGGTTTTCCTGCTCCAGGGTTTTTCCGTTGGCCGCCTGGTCTCCCAGCAGGGAAAGGGGCACATTGTAGATCCCTGCAATGATCTTCCGCTGAAGCTCCCGGTTTGTGGTGAGCTCCCGGGAAATGTCTGAGCCATTGCGCCCTATCAGTTGGGCCTTGATCTTGTCAAAAATGATCAGTGGTTTCCCCACGTTGTCTTCACCAGCGTAGTTCTTTTTCAGGTAGCCGCTCATTTGTTTAATCTGCTCTGGACTTGCCCCATTCGGATATTTCTCACTGATGTCTACCATAAGCCTGTTGTCAATGGCGTTCTTGTGGGAATCAATGGCGTAACTGTCCAGGGAATTGGAAACCTCCAGGGTCTTTGTCATGAACTCCAGGACATCGTAGCCCCTCAGGCCGTCATAGTGAATATTTGGGATGTGGATGATCTTTTCCCTGGGAAGGGCTTTGCCATTGTAGGTGTAGCGCTTCCGGTTCATTTCATCCCGGTCCACAATCATTCCCTTTCCCTCCAGGACATGGAGGGCTTCCAGTTTTCCCGGCGCCCCCTGCTTGTAGATGTAGGCATTTCCCTGGAGCATCTGCCGGACAACCCGGGCAAAGAATACAACCGGGGGCTCTTCTGTGTTGGGCCTGTACTTCACCAGATCATAGAGCTGGTTTCCTGTGGCCTTCTGGTGGCCGTCTCCAATCCTCTCCAGTAGGTTCAGGGGCAAGGTGCTGATACTGTCAGCGATCCGGTTCTGGCAGGCCAGGGCCGTGTCGTTTTCCTTGGCGTTTCCCAAGAATATCCTGAGACTGGTCCCGGTGTCGGTGTAGATTTCCTGGGGAATCTGCCGCTTTTCTGTGGCTGGTTTTTCTTTTCTGTTGAATAATCCCATTATTTTCCTCTTTGGGCTGTTTCCTGTATAGTCCCAAAGAGCTCAGGGCCTTCAATATTCCAGATCACCCCATTCATAATCAGGCGCCGGTGGCTTCTGTGCTGTGGCCTTCAGGTGTGCATGGCCCATGATGGAGGTGATCACAGCATCAATTCTCCGGCTGTCTTTCCGGCTGTCGATCTTCTCAATCCTGATGTTGTTGTTGTACATGGAAAAGACCTTTGCACAGCTGTGCATCCAGTGGGAAACAGGGTTATTGTCAACAATGATTCCCTGGAGGACATCGGCTTCGTATGCCTTTGCAGGCTCGCTCATGGACTTTGTGCTCATGTCCATTTCAATCATGTTGGCCCCGCTCTGGAGCTCCTTCACAACATCAGTTGAACTCCACCGGTCATAAACCAGATCAGTCAGAAGTTGATACTTTGCCCGGTCCCTGTTGATGTCATCAATCAAGAACTCATAGTCAATTACCTCTCCCGGTGTGGGTTTGATCCAGCCCTTTTCAATCCAGTGATAGAGCATGGAGCTGTCCCTCTGGAACTTCGTTTCAATCTGCTTTTCTGGAATGTAGAACTTATGTTTCCGGTAGTAGAGCCCGGCGCCCTGGTCCCACCATGTGAGGGTGTAGGCGGTGAAGTCGATCCGCTTGGAAAGGTCGATTGCCCCCACCACTGGAAGACCTTTCAGGAAATCCTCCGGGGGCTGTTTCTGCTTCATGCGCTCGATCACATCCACCGGGAACCACTGCCCTGTTTCTTCCTTCTGGAGAAACCAGTTCAAGGTCTTTGTGTAGAACTCCGGCTTGTAGCTGGGTTTTTCAATGGCCTCCCCCAGTTCTTCCTTCAGAGTCTCCAGGGTGATACTGGACCCAAGGCCCGGGTTTGCCTTGATGTAGTTCCTGGGGTCTTTCCAGTCATCCCCATCGTCCAGGCAGTACAGAAGGGTGAAGTATGTTTCATCCTGGTACAGTCCGGACAGGAGCTTCTTAGAAAGGCTGAATTCACCATGTCCCGGGTTGTCCTCTGCCACTGAATAGCCAGCTGTGGTGATCATCAAGAGAAGGGGCTGACTTCTGGACTTCATCCCGGAGCGGATCACGTTCACAGCCTGGTAGTCTTTGTGTGCTGCCACTTCGTCTGCCAGGCAGAAGGAAACGTTCAGGCCGTCATGAGTATCGTGTTCAGAGCTCAGGGCTTTGATCACTCCGTCCTGGTTTTCGTTCCTGACTTCGTACTGGAATAGGGAAAGCAGCCGGGACAGGTCTTCATTCTTTTTCACAAAGGCCCGGCAGTTCTTGAAGCTCAGGTTTGCCTGGTCCTTTGTGGTGGCAATGGAGTACACTTCAGCCCCGGGTTCAGTCAGAACGTCATGAACCTGGAGTGCAGATCCCAGAAGGGTTTTTCCGTTCTTCCGTGCAATGAACAGAAAAGCCTTCTTGAATCTCCGGCGCCCTGTGTCTTTGCGCTTCCATCCGTACAGTGACCCGATGAAAAAAACCTGCCAGGGGTCCAGGAGAATGGGCTTGCCTGCAAGGTCTCCCTTGATGTGCTTCAGGGCCTCAATGAAGCTGATCACCTTCTGAGCCGCTTCCCGGTCAAAGAAGAAAGCCGGGTTCTGGAGGTCTTTCATGTGGCGCTGGATTGCCAGCTTTACCCACTTGTTTGTCAAGACCTCCCCGCTCTTGACCTGGTGAATGTACTGATCAAAGCGCTTCATGAGTCCTGCCCACTCAAAACATCAAGAATCGGGTTGCCCTTCTCCCGCTCTTTTTCCTTGAGGCTGTTCACGGCTTTCAGCTTTGCACTGGGTGTGGTGAAGAAATCTTTGGTGATGTTGTGATACTGGGCCATGAGTCGGGAATACAGTGCCCGGTTCTTTGCCAGGGAACTATCCAACGGAACAAAGTCCAAGGGGCTGCACTCTCTGACCATGCGTTCAATCTTGCCGATGTGCCTGAGGGTTTTCTCTGCCTGATCCAGAATCTTGAAAGCTCCCTCGATGACTTCCAGATCCTCACTGAACAGAATCCCCCTGTCCTCCAGGGTCTGGAGAAACTCCAGGAATTTCTTTTTCAATCTGCCTGTCAATCTGGGCCTGACTTCCTGAATGTTGACTGGTGTTTTTGTGAGCGTGATTAAATCTTGCTGCTTCATTGTGCCTGCTCCGTGTTCAATTCGTTTTCAAAACTGAAATAAATGTGCAAAA